TTATGAATATTACCAGTTTTCTTTTCAATAAATCCCCAAACACTGCTTGGTTGCCCTTCACAATATGTGAAATATTTTTTATTTTTTATCCACACCCTGACAAATTTTGAACTGAAATCATCAGTCCAATATTCATAACCTTCAGGTGCAGAATGTGGAAGATCAATCGTCATTTTCATAACTATAAAGAAGGTCAAGGATTTTTTGACGCCAACCCATCAATTCATTGTAACATTCTTGATTGTGCGCACAACCCCTGAGTTTACTATCAGGTTTATGTACGCTCTCAATCATAAGTCCTAGTGCTGCCTTTTCTTTTTCAGTCATACATCAAATACTTTACACATAGGTGAACCTGGATGATTATCACAGAACTTATCTAACTCCTTGTCCCTATGTCTTTCATGCCAATCAGCAATCTTACCATCATGCTCTGAATCCCACTCATCTTCTGCATGTTCTTCATTAGCATGAAAGTCTACCTTATACTCATTGTACTTGTCATTAGGATCATAAAGTGGATCAGATGGACTTTTTTGTCTAGGTTGAGACATATTTTTATGTTAGAAAGGACGATACTACTCTACTATTTTCGCTTTGGTCTTGAATGGCAAATTTTGATGCTTTTTTGATGTTCTCTCTCAATTTACCATAACAACCTATATTTAGTTCTTCATCTTCACAAACAATAATATCAAAACATTGTTCATCATTGTCAGCAATGACATTCCATAATCCACCATATTCACTTTCTGGAAATGGAACAAAATGATCAATTAGATAAAGGTACTTCATCAGATCCAGTAATTACTCCTTTACTATACTGCTTTTTTAGTTTTCTGACAAGATATTCTGCCCATTCTTCCAACTTTTCAGGATGAATGGATCTTATATCTGCGTCTTCAACTGCTCTCCTCATTGATTCCATTTCCTGAATCTTCAGTTGTTTCTTTGGATCTAGCGACATAGTTTCCAATTGTTTCAGTTTCCACATATTTAACAATATCCTCATATTGAACATCAACACTTCTTGAAGTTTTGTAAGGATTATCTACCTTAGCAACTTCACTAACTGTGTTGTTCCATGCTCTTTTAGATGCTTTATCATACTGTTTAATATAAACAGGAATAAATGCAGTCATAGCAGCAGTAATGTCAACAATAGACTGTTGATCACCATTATTTACTGCATCATTCAAATCTTCAATAAGATTTTCAAAGGTAGCAATGCGATTAAATGATTCTTCTAGATCATTCATCACTTCCCATGTCTTTCTGTAACTTAAGGTCATTTAATCAAACTCCAGTTAGGATCATTTTCTTTGGACATCCAGAAGTGATACCTCCCAGAAATAGAAGCAAGAAACATCTTCTCTTGATCTTCCTTCTCTACTCTACACGAATGTAGTTGATCCATCAAGTTATAAAATCTATTCTTTGCTTTACTACTAATTGGTTGAACTGTAATGATCTTAGTCTTCATAAAGCTCGTAGAACCTCATCTCAAAAGCAACAAAGCAATTATAGACAAAAAAAGACCCCTAGTCAAGGGGTCTTGTGACAGTTCTTAAATTGATTTATCTAATTGGTCCCCATTTATTAACAGGACAGTGATCCATTTTTACTTTACATTTTAATTTCATAAAACTGGAGTTTGTACTTAACTAGGTTGTTCAGGCCAAGTGACGTTCCAAGGAAATCCAGATTGCTGCGGTAAATCACGTAACTCACCGCGATACGTTGCCCATGCAGCTTTATCAGCATCAGAAAGCGGACAGTTGCTAAGTTGAGTCCAATCGCAATCAGCAAGACGCCTGTTGCGATCTGCGCGGACAGACTTAGCCTGCTCTTCATCTTTACGGGCTTTGTATTCAGATTCCTGCTCTGCTGCAGTGTGCAGCACGCCCTCCTCGTCGGTGTAGTCCTCAAAGACTGGGCCAACTATGTACTTAGTGAACCATTGACCATTGACCTCTTCGATGCCAGCACGTTGGCTGTATTCGTAAGGAGGAGTGACGGTGGCTTGTGGACCCTCAAGGATGGGGTCGTAACCGAATCCATCCAAGATGTCTGGCGTCAGCACCTTGGGGAAGCTGGTGTTGGGATGCTCGGAGCGGAATTGGCTGTCGGTGATGACAGCGCCGGTTGTTTGATTGCGGAGTTCCATGGTGATCAGGCGATAGCTAAGAAGATGAAGCTGCCACCACTTGCGTTGATGGCGGCAGGAGCAGTGGAGCTGATTTCAAAACCAGCAGAGTATGGGTCGATGTAATCGGTGTTGGTGACTTCGGCGGCAGTACTATTCAGCAAGAGGTAAGGATCATTGCCACTAACAATGCCGCGAGTAGTGTCCCAGACGTACCAGTCACCCGTAGAGTCGGTACGTTTAATTAGGACGAACCGTGCACCTGCAGTAAAGCCGCAGTCAACTTGCAACGTTGTGCCAGTGCCGGTATAGCTGCCAACTTTAGAGACGCCTGGCAAGGTGGCGAACAGGTAGGCGATGTAGGTAGAACTGCTTGAGTTTACTTCCACACTCGTGCCAATCGAAAATGAAGTTGAGCTTGGCGTGGTGTTGTTCCAGTAAGTTGCAGTAAAACTTTGGTTTGAGCTTTGTAGTTGAATGCCTTTAGTATTGCCAAGCCCAGAAGCGTAAACCGCCCAGTTTTGAACGGCAGAGCGGCATTTGACTATCATGAGTTCAGGCGCCACACCAAGATTGTGACTTACTGTTGTCGCTGAACTTGTCCCCGTATAAGCCACCACGTCGAAGAAGCCGGGGGCGCGACGGAATTTGTAAGCTACATACTTTGTGCCAGATTTATTCATATAATTATTGCCTGATGATCCGCCGTAAAGGCCCCATCCTATATCGTTATTTACATCGAAAGCGTAATAATTACTCCAGTCCCCTACTTCTGCCGAAGTAAACGTTGTAGACAATGTTCTTCCGCGCAGTATTTTGCTTATAAAATAATGAGCATAGGTTGTTCCCCAGCCATTTGATGTGGCGTCTCGATCAGAAAGAACAATATGATCAACGGGAAAACCAGCAGACCCGGCGACTGCAGTATTAGCAGTAGCATTGCCGGTGTATGCAGTTAAATTAAACACCTCCGTCGCATCGGTGGGCGTCTTCATCGGACCACGGCGGATGGCGACGTAGATGTAAGTTTGGCTGCTAGCGTTAAACGACTTGAATCCTGTCTGAGTCAAGGCGAGACCGTTGGTGCTATTAACTTCTGCGGCACTTGTATTTGCAGAAAGAAACTGATCCGAGCTGTCCTGGTCTGCTCTAAATCCCCGCATAGTGTCAGCTACGTACCAGTCGCCAGTCGCGCTTGCCGACTTCATTAGGACGAACTGCGGTTCAAAACCTAAGTCAACATTGTTGCCCAAGGTAGCAGTAAAAGTTCCACACTTAATCACACTTTCCGTGCCATCATCGCCAAACCCGCCAGCGTCGTGCGCGAAGACGTAGGCGACATAAGTCGTTCCATTCCCATTCACATTTGCATTTGAGCTTAATGTGAAACTGGTGGAATTCTCGCTAACAAATATTGTCCTTCCAGAAGGCTGATTAGCAATAGTACTGTTTAATTGCATGTAATTATCAGGAAACGAGCTATGCCATGTCAGCCAACTTCCAGGTGAAGATATAGGCTTAACTATAATAAATGCTGGTGTTGATCCTAGGCCATGGGCTATGGACTGCTGTGAGCCTGTCCCCGTATAAGTCACCACATCAAAGAACTTCTCCGCCTTGCGGAAGGTCCAAGAGGCTACCTCATCTCCAGTGTTGTGCAGATTATTCTCGGCACCAATAGTAAATCCATCTGAATTAAAACTACTTCCAGATGTTCCTACGGCCAAAGCATTGGTGAAGTTGGTATATAGAAAGTTATCAGCACCATTTTCTGTGTCATTCAAAAACCAATAACCAACACTTCTGCGCTTTTGAAGCACCATCCCACCTTCACCTGCCAGATCAATCCCATTCGTGATCGTCTGCGTGGTGCCAGTGCCGGTGTAGAGCCAGGTGGAAAAGACGTCCTCGACGTACACCTTCTCACCACCAGCACCGGCTGTGCCAAGCAAAATTCGTGTGCTTATAGTATCCATTTACTTACCTCCTATCAGTTGACGTAATCAACAAGAGATGCACCACGGAATCGTGTGCCGCCATCATTCGTTTCAAACACGAAAAGGTGTGTCTTTCCAGTAGTTAAAGTCGGCGCAGTATCAGCAGGGAACTTAACAGAAGCAGGCCATGTAACTGTGCCACTTGTATGCGTTAGCTCCAGCACAAATGAAAATGATCTGTTTGATGGTACATTGCTGAAGGTAAATGTGCTATTGCCGTTAATGGTTTTAGTGAAATAATTTCCAGCACTGCAATCAACATCTAATGCAGCCATTGCAACAATATTAGACGTTTGATTTCCATTAACGTCTAGTTTTGCGGTAGGGATACTAGTCCCCACACCTACGTTGCCCGAGCTGTCGATAAACAATCTCCCCGTGCCATTAGTGGCGAGGGCTACTTTGTCTGTCCCTGGTGAATAAAGTCCATTATCTGTAGTACCAACTGAAACGGAAGGTGCTGCTGCTGTACCAGATGTGGCATTTAATGTCCCAATAGTAATATCAGGTGTTCCACTTAATCCAGCAGAAGTTCCTGTAATGTTGACACTTTCAATTGATAAATCAACTGTTTTAGTTCCAGAATTATATACAAAAGTATTTCCAGCACCAATAAAATTGAGTGCTGTAACAATACCTGTAGTTATATTGGTTCCTCCTGATTGGATACCAATATTGAAACCACCTGATGCAGATAAAGAACCATTAATACTTTGATCACCATGACCACTAAGAGTATCAGCAACATTAAATGAATCAAAGGTATGAAATTCAAGAGTATCACCAGCAGCAGCAGGGGAAAGTAACGTTACTGTTGTTCCATCTCTTGCTGTATAGTCTCTAGCATCTACTAACCTAACACCATTTCTGTATACAGACAGTTCATTTATCCTATATCCACCACTAATAGTGAAAACAGTTTGATTAAGTGTTGCTTCAACACTAGTTGTATGAGTTGCAATATTAGTTGATAATGATAAAGGTCTTCCTATTGCCATCTGTTTAGGTTTTTAGTTATTTAGCAGAGGATGATATCTTATAATGGTGATTGTGGAAGTTCAATGTTTTCAAGACCTTCTGTTGCTGCTTTTTGTGGAAGATCTCTAAGTTGTTGTCTGTACAATCTAATAGCCGTTTGATATCCTTCATTATCATGAGGACTATCTGGCAATACTGCCCAATCAGAATTTGACAATGCCTGATTTCTTGCAGTTCTTAATTCATCTATAGTATTAAATGGCATTTTTATACACTCCTAAAGGTTGGGAAATCTGCAACTTTTGTTCGAACATAATAGCTTTCCATTCTTGTATAAAGGATTTTGTCAGGTGATGCATCACTACTACTTGCATATAATGGAAACATTCCACCATAAGAAGATTCCATACCAAGAGACAAGAAATAATCAGGTGTTGTGACGCCTGTTATAGTAAATCCTGTTGTAGCATTTAAAGTTGCTTTTACCAATGGAANTCCAAATGCCAGNGGTGAACTANTANTAAGTGATAAAATAAATTCATTATTTCCAAGACCAAAGTGATTAAATGAATAATACATGTTTCCACCTGGCCATGGTTTAGCAGACGTCATAGAGGTTGAACTATTATATGCAGTGAACTTCAATGGCGTATGTGCATCAGAATAAAGAATAACATCACCATTTGTCATCTGAAATGCAAATGCATTTGAATCCCAAGCAGTTACTGTATGATCAGCAATACTGCCATTTGCAGATAATGCTCTTACTTTATAAACATAACTATTATCTTGAAAATAAATTAAACTGACAACCTGATTTCCTGTTTGATAAACATTAGGTTGTGAAATCATTGATACACCATAAGAAGTTGATGTATTTGAATTAAGAGTGGTCAAACTTCCAACACTGATTGAACTTCCATTCATATAGTGTATTCTGTAATGTGCTGTACTTCCAGAATTCTGGTTATATCCTGCAGATAAAAAACGACCTGTATTTATAGAACTTGGAAGTGAGGAAAATCCTCCATTATATCCATGATCTGCATTAGTATATGAAGCGGAATTATCTGATATTGTTCCATTTGCATTTACAATAAATTTAGCATAACCAAATACATGACTGCTATATCCTGGATATGCATTGTCCGCCAGAAAATACTGCACCAGTTCCATCTGGTCCAGTAAAATACGTTGTGCTTATAGCAGGTCCACTTGTGTTATTAAAAACATTAGATGCAGTACCAAGTGTAATTAAACCAGAGGATCTATCAACGGTAAATGGATAGACTCTTAATCTAGTATCCGATTGACTGCCATTATATTCCATTCTGGCAAAGAAAAATGTATTGCCTTTTTGACCACCTGCTGTTCGCATAGTAGCAGCATAAGTAGTATTTGCAACCCATCCACTGTCATTTTGAATCATTTCATCATCATAAAGTGTTGCAAAAGAAGATGAAGAATCTCCTCCTCCAGCTCCCCCAGAAGAAGTAGCACCAAATCCTTTAAGTGTAGAAAGTTTAGTCATTTATTTTACTATCCATCCTGTTGTAGAGAATCCTGTGTATGTGCAAGTAAATGTAGCATATTGAACATCAGCATCAAGATCACTTGTTGAACCATGAATATATGAGGCAGCACCACTTGCTGATGCATGTGTTTCAACAAAACAAGTGTACAATCCAAAAGAACCTGAATTATCTATAAAAGTAATATAATCCCCAATATTTGGTGTTTGAGGTAAAGTGCACGTAACAATACCAGATGCAGTATTTATATTGTAATAATGATTTGATTCAACTGCTTGTACAGCAGGACCAGTAATGGTGGTATATGTAATACCTACACCCATTGCAACACCATTCTGATCAGTTATTTGTATTTGACCAGCATCAGACTTAATAGTGCTCTGACTTGCACCAGTTCCAACTCTGATTTCTGTAGCAGTGATAGAATTATTAGATGGATCAAGTGTGATGGAAGCAGTACCAATGGTCAGAATACCTGTTACTCTGGCATCACCATTTACAATTAAATCAGTAGTTCCACCACCAATTACAACATTACCAATAGTTGTAACACCTGTTACTCTGGCATCACCATTTACAATTAAATCAGTAGTTCCACCACCAATTACAACATTACCAATAGTTGTAACACCTGTTACTGTGACGTCACCACCATAAAACTCAGTTGCACTAACAACACCAGCAACATTCAATTTTGCTGTTGGATTTGTTGATCCAATGCCAATATTGTTAGACTGAAGAGTTAAGTGTTCAGAAGATATTACTCTTGATAAATCTCTCGCTCTTGACATTTTTACAACATCTTTTTACTTATTTATGATGTCAATAGTCTAAAAATTTTACTATCTTGATCTATCCCATGCACATTGTGCCCTAATGCCATCTTGGAGAACATAATGAAAAAATATTTGATGATAATATACATCTAAATTATTTTTAGAAAATATTCTCTTTCTGGGACATGGTAAAGGTTCACGCCAATGAGGTCTTTCACATCCTTTATAGAGCATACCATCACCAGGTTTTAAGATGAGTGAATGATTCTCACCAGCAACCATAATCTTTGTCTTTCCATTATCAATATAAGTGTCTGGTGTCTTAATCCATATAGGCCAATTAGCATCCTGACCTTCTAAATTAGTGCTGACATGAATAGACACAGAAATTTCACACGCATCACGATCTGCATGTTTTAATAATTCCTGACCAGGATAATAAAATCTATCATAATAATAGGTATTATATAATTTACGACCAATTATTTTTTCTAATTTGAGACGAATATAAGTATGAATTTGCCTATATTGTGGATACCAATATCTGGAGGTTGAACCTTCAACTTGTGCCTCAACAGGTTCATGTGTGAAATGTTCTGGATTTGCATCCCAATAATTATACTGACCTCTCTCATCTGGAGGATCACAATAAAGTTCTTTAGGATCCCAGAAATTCTTTAAAAGAAGGTATCCATTTCTATCAAAAGTATCATTATTTGTCCAAGAGGTTCCTGTATTTAATCTTTCCTGATGAGCAATTTGCTCTTCTGTCATTCCTTTTGTCATTTTCTACCTCACTTCCATCTTTTTCCGACTACCCATCCAACAATACTCTTACGAGTTCCTTTTGTAACTTTTAATACTCTATGTTGAGTGCGAGAATCAAACAAAACAATTGTTCCTCTTTTACGTGGAACAATATAACTCTTACCTGCCTCATCTAGTAGTTGTAAATTACCACCCTCATAATCATCTGAATCAGAAAGTTGTATTGCAAAAGATAGTTTGCGAACCATCTCAATGTTTTCATTCAGAAAGTCTTGACCCAAACCTTCTACACGATTACCAACTGCTACTGGTTTATAATGTGTAGCTAGTCCAGCATCATTATGCCATCCATAAAACATTCCTTCACTATATCTGGTGTATTGCATTGATTCACCATCAATACATTTTATATCATAAAGGAAATTTTCTCTATTAGCACGTTGAACATAGTGCCACAAAAATCCACCAACCCAGTGATAAGTGGGAATCCATGCATTTTGTGAGTTTCTTTTATCTTTGTTGAGTGCATCACCATGTAATTTAGAATCACCCATATTGTGATCAAATTTATCTGCTACATCTCTTTCAATGATTTCAACAACATCTTCAGGGAGATCAGTATAGTACCATATTGATTGATATGCCATTAATTAATTAATTCATTTTAAGTAAATTATATATGAAAAAAAATAGATGTCAATATTATGATCCACTTATTAAATTCCATTCCTGGTTCTCTTCATTCCATTCATAATAATCATTAGAATTTCTTTGTTCTTCAGTTAAATCTGGACATGGTACAGGAGGTTGCCAATGACCAGTTCCATTATCTAAAGACCAAGAAGGATATGGTTGAGGTTCAGTAAATCCATCAATTTGTTCATTATAAATCATTCCCACCCCAGCATAATTTTTTCTGAATGGAGTTCCACCATTTACATGAACTCCACCAAAAGTATTATATGAAGTTCTTTTGCAGGTCTGACCTACAATAGAACCATACTTTTGTTCCCAATCAATACCATCCTCATTTTCATCTTTACCAACAATTACATGAGTAACAACATTGTTCTCATCTAAAAATGCATAGTGTGCCATGTTTTAACTCCAAGAAACGTTTCCAGTGCCAGCACTAATTTGAGTATATTTATCACTACCAGGTGCTGGACCTGTTAAATTGTATCAGGATATCTGACAACACATATACCAGGTGCTCCAGTACCAATATAAGGATATGTAGTTGGTGGTCCTGATGGTGTGGGGGGATAAGATGGGTTATTTGGATATTGTTCACCATATGGTATGAGACCTCCAGCACCACCTCCTCCACCACCATAAGGTTGTCCTGGATTCGCAGCACCATAATCTGACGAATATGGTAAGGATTTTCCAGCACCTCCTTGTCCTGGTGATATATAAGGTCTCCACCAATTACTAGGAGGCATTGGATATCCTCCAGCATTTCCACCTCCGCCTGCATACAAAGGTGCTGTTGGTGGACCTCCAGGAGCGCCACCACCTCCTTGTCCACCTGTGGCCTGATATACTGGACTACCAGTTGGAAAATTATAAGCAGCTCCAGACCATCCACCGTAGCCAGGATCCCATGGTAGTGGACCACCAGCACTTCCACCCCCTGCTACTATATAAGCATTAAAGGGATGAGTTGAAGGAGGTAAACCAAGAGATGATGGGTTGCCAAAAACAGTATCATCTCCAAAAGCAGTAGCATAATGTGGGCTAGTCCCAGTATTCATTTGATTATCACCGCCAGAACCTACCTCAACATTATAGGATGCAGGTGTGAGATTATTACCTAAATTATGTACACGAATTCCACCACCACCACCACCACCAGCGCCACCATTTCCAGGTCCGCCCGATCCAAACCTTCCAGATGCACCACCACCAAGAACCATTACTTCTATATTGCTTCCAGTCCCTCTTGTGATTGTAAAAGTTCCTGGGGTAGTGAATACATGATAAAAATATCCACCAGATGGTCCTGTTTTCGAACCGCCCTCTGCTTTAAAAGGACTTAGTTCTAATGGTGTCCCTTGTTTGATTGATAATCCAGCTCCACCACCTCCAAATCCAAGCATGGATATGATTGGAGCTAATT